TAGATTTATTGTCAGAAAGCGCAACAGGACGTTGCGACAAAGGTTTAAGCGGTTATTGCATATAACGTGATGCAGCTAAACGCAGTCGGTACTCCGATTGAGCGAAGCGGCGTTTTAGCTGCTGTTATATGACGTTGGCAATAATACAAAAGTGACGAAGCACAGGACGTGCGGAGTGCGCAGGAGAAAAGTATTATGATACATCTTGATTTGTTTTCGGGGATTGGGGGTTTTGCTTTAGGGGCAAAACGTTCTGGTATGGTTTTTGATAAACATTTATATTCAGAAATAGATCCTTTTGCATGTAAGGTTTATCAAAAACATTTCCCCAATGCAATAAATTTAGGAGATATTAAGCAAATAAAAACAGAGGTATTACCTTATGGAAAATATATTATTACAGGCGGATTCCCCTGCCAAGACCTTTCTATCGCGGGAAAGAAAAAAGGGCTACAAGGAGAACGAAGCGGATTATGGTATGAAATGCAAAGACTTATCAGAGAAACAAGACCTGAGTTTTGCATCATTGAAAATGTTGGGAGACTTGCAGGAAATGGACTCGAAACTATTCTCAGATTCTTTGATGAAATCGGGTATAATGTATCATGGCAAACTATACAGGCGTGGGAATACGGTGCGCCGCATAGAAGGGAAAGATTATACATTGTTGCCGACGCCAGTAGCGAGCGATTCAAGTTGTGGAGCAGTGATTGGGAAAGGAGACTCGTTCAGAAAAACAAAGAGCGGGCTATTGCGGAAAGTGAACAAAAATGGAACGGACGGAAGTATAGGATTGGCAAGACTTTTCAAGTTGATGATTGGAAGAGAACTTCCTCCGACATTTGTAGAATGGATGATGGGTTTCCCAACATATTGGACAAAAGTAGATTAAAAGCTCTTGGGAATGCCTTGATTGTTGATATAGCAGAAGATATATTTACAATGCTTTTCCCACTCGCACACGATGTGCGAGTTAGCGAGAACAGTGCCAATGTTATATAACGTGAACGCATGATCCGAAGTGCCGGAGCGGGTACATGTTAAGTGAAAGTTTGTCGGCATTTTGGATATGCGCTGTTATATGCTGTAACCGCTTTACACTAAAAATTTAATTTAGCTTTTTACACGGACGAAAAAGCGATACGGAGGATTTAATTGAAATATAAAACAATAGTAGTTGACCCACCGTGGAAATATGGGAAGTGGGGAAAGGCATCTGGCGCTGTGATGGAATTTGGTAGACATAGCAGACTTAAAATCTGCCGAGATTTTACTCGTGCCGGTTCAATTCCGGCCAGCGCCAAATGAGATAATTACATGGATAATTTAAATTATACATCGATGCTTGAAGCAATCATTCAATTGAAATATGATAAATTGAATGATTGGGAATCTACTTTTTGTGAAGATTTATGGGATAAATGTGAATCTACAGGAATATTAGTTTTATCTGATAAACAAAAAGCTAAGATTGTACAGATACATGATAAATATATTAAAGGTATTTAATAATTGGAGGGTATATGCTCAAATATTTTATTTGTCCTGATAATCAATATGTTGAAATTGAAAAATGTATAGCTAATGGTGGTTGTCGTCTTGGTAAAAGATGTCTAACAAGAGCCACTTTAGTAGAATTATCTAAAGTAAGACCATGGAATGGAATTCCATCGACAACACAGTTATTAGTTGGTACATATGAAATGATGCTCCGCATAACACGTGATTATGCAGAATCCCCACAAGATACAATGTTTAGGTTACTTGGTACTAGGGTACATGGAGGTCTTGAGGGTGAAGATCTTGAAGATTCTATAATGGAAGCTGATTTACAGATGGTAACGTCATATGGTATATCTATGAGACCAGACCTTCTTGAGAAAGAAGATAATTGGAATATATTAACTGATTATAAAGTTGCTGGTTCTTATAAGGTAAGAAAGGCATTAGGATTACATGAATATGTAGAAGATCATCCGACTGATGTTTATAAGATTACTACTAAGGTTAAGGATCCTATATCTGGTGTTGATATAGTTAGAAAACCCGGTCAACCTAAGATAGTAAAGAAATGGAGAGCTGATATTAAAAAACAGGATTGTCTGGATTGGGTGAGACAGCTTAATATGTATAGGATTGGTATTGAAGAAAAAGGAGATCGTGTAGATGAAATGCGTATAGAAGCTATTGTTCGTGATGGTGGTTTATATGCCGCGACATCTAATGGTGTTTCTGATAGAGTTTATTTGATACCAATTCCGGAAGTACCAAATGAACATATTATAAGATATTTTACATATCAGAGAGATAATTTATTAAAAGCACTTAAGAATAATGATTGGGAATATCATTGTAATTCTGATGAATGTTGGGGCGGTAATAAATGTAAGATACAACAAAATGGTCGATCTTATTGTACAGTAAGATCATTTTGTAAGTTTGAAAAGGATAAATAATGAATCTAGATAAGGTTAAAGAAGGTCTAGATTTACCAAAATATACGAAAATTATGGTAACAAAAGTTACTAATGGTTTTAATATACGTATAAAGGCCGATAATAAACCTAAAATAAGATCATTCAATAATACTGGCCCTAAAGTAACTAGATGTGCTAAATGTGGTGAAATACAATATTGTCATGATCATCATATAATACCTATTTCAGCAGGTGGTAAAGAAGATGATGATAATAGATTACCATTATGTTTTAATGATCATGTAGGAAATAATGGTATTCATAATGGTAAATGGAAGGTTGAAGATATTGTACCAATACAGAAATTACATGAATTACAAATAAGATATAATATAATAAAAGAATGAAGAAGAAACCAATAATTAATCAACCATTAAATATGATATTTGGTACTATTGATAACAATGGTATTGGTGGTATTTATTTTATATTACCATGTGATCCAGTATCATTAAATGATTATCGTAAAATGCATTTTGGTGAAATTAGTAAATTAAAGGGTGAATATAAATCGATGTTGGATGTTTTATTTTATCCTCTTATTAAAGATAATATTAAATCATTTGATGATACTGGATTACATGTTAAACCCATATTTGATGGTCGTGTTGAGATAGAATGGATTGTAAATCATAAATTATCTCGACAGAGAGACCCGTCTAATTATACACAAAAAATATTATTAGATGCAATTGTTATGTTAGGTATTATAAAAGATGATAGTTCACAATTTGTTATAAGTGATAGAACCATGATTGGTAATAGTGGTGATAATTCTATTATTTGTATAATTTGGGGTAATTTATTATATGAATATATGTTAATTAATAATGAACCGATAGATCGTGATACTTTATTTTATAAGGTAGGTATATAATGGTATCAAAATATATAGATGCTATTTTTAAAGAAGGTCATGATTTAATGATTAATAAAAATTCTGATTATTCAGGTAATCGAATTGATAATATTTCAATCACAGGTATAGAAGGTATATCTGTTCGATTACTTGATAAGGTATCTAGATTATACAATTTAACACATAATAAGCAGCAATTTGTAAAAGATGAGTCTATACGTGATACACTGATTGATATTATGAATTATGCTAATATTGGTATTCAATTAGTTGATGGTGTATGGGGATTAATTGATTCTGATGTTGCTGATTTATCGAGAGATTTATTATCAGCAATAAATAATGGTAAATATAGAGTATTGCAGGAGGATGATGGTGAACCAGAATAACATATTTGTTATATATTTAGCTGGCCCATTTCGTGGTAATTTCTTTGTTAAGAGATATAATATATGGAGAGCTAAGCAATATGCTAAAATATTATGGAAGCATAATGTAGCCGTTATTTGCCCCCATACTAATTCCGGTTTTATTGATAATAAAGAATCTGATAAATTTATTTTACCAGCAAATATAGATATAATGTTAAGATGTGATGCTCTTCTTCTTATGAAGAAATATAAGAAGTCTGTTGGTACATGTAATGAGAAAACACTTGCTATTTTAAATGGTTTACCAACATATTATTCTATTAGAGCTTTATTGAATGATATAAAAGAACGATATAAAAGCAATTAATAAATGGGGTATTACTAAATGATAGTATTAGATATAGAGATATGTAAAGGACCGGTATATAATAAAGATTATCCTAATCATGAATATGCTGCAGGTTGGGCAGATTTTACTGGTATGGGTATTGCGGTATTATGTCTTTATGATTATAAGGATGATTCATATAAAATATGGACTGATAAAGGACAATGTAATACTTTTAATTTATCGTTAATTGAAGATCGACGTAAGTTATCAGATATAATAGCATTACGTGATATAGTTGCTGGATATAATATAAAAAAATTTGATGCTCCTTTAATGGAAGCGAACGGATTTTTAGTTTGTGATGATCAAATATATGATATATTAGAGCAGTTATGGTTTGCTGTTGGTTTAAGTAAACAATTTAATCCTCGTACGCATGGTGGTTATGGTTTAGATACTGTATCTAAGTTAAATCTTGATAATCAGGGTAAAACCGGCCATGGAGCTTTAGCTCCTTTTATGTGGCAAGATGGTAAATTTCAGGAAGTTATTGATTATTGTCAAAATGATGTAAAATTAACTAAAGATTTATTAGATTTAGTTTTTATACAAGGTGGGTTAATTGATCCTAAATCTAAAAAAGTAGTTAAGATGGCATTACCAACGGTAGTATATAAGTGAGGTATCATGTATATTGCACGTGATGAAAATAATATGCTATTTTTCCATACGAATAAACCATATTTACATATAAATATTCATGGTTTTAAATCATGGTATTCTGATGAATTTTTTGCTATTAGTAATGATCTTTTCCCGAATATTAGAGAATGTATGTTTGCAGAAATTCATTTTAATATAGGTGATATCGAAATAGGTGTAATAAATGAGTAATATAAAAGTTAATATTGATGGTGCTATTATAAATAATGCACCAGCAATTAAAAAAAAGATAAGATTTATTTGGAGATTTCGTATTACAAATAAGATATTAAATAAATATGTTTATATTAGAAAGGAGAATAGTGTTGTTGATGAATCTAGGTTTTGTAAAATAGAAATACCTTATATAATAAGATATAATGGTGTTAAAGTTCATAAAACACATAAGCAATATGTTAAATTAGAATGTATTATACCATCAATATCATGGATTTTTTTAAAATTTTAACATAGATGGTTTTAAAATGATTCATTCTACCACACCATTAGATATTTATTGGTATTTAGGATGTCTAGTTTTATCTTGTATAGGGTGGATAAGTTTTATTTTTTCATTAATAGGTTCATATTTTTGGATTAAAAGATGGTTTAATTAATGAATAATAAAAATATATATGATATAGCTACAGCATTACGTCGTGATCCTAAACTATTTTTTGATAAAATAGAACATCATAATAAGACTAGTAATAGTGTTATAGCAATTAGAAATAATTGTGTTGGTTCAGACACCATTGCTAAATGTTTGATGGTTGCTGTTTTTCTAGATATTACTTATAATCAAGCTTATAATTTATATTTACAATATAAGAGATATAAAAAGACCTCGGTTTAATTTACTTAAACTGAGAGAGGTTTTAATATGCCCGGTACACAAGGTAAAAATTATAACATGTATGAAGGTACTACAGACGGTTTTAAGAATGGAAGAAACAAACAAACCGATGTAGATTGGGATGCATTACGTGACGAATGGGTAACTACTAATATTACACTTGGTGGGTTATCTACTAAATATGGAATTTCATATACATCTGTAAGGAATCATTATTATCGTGATAATTGGACACAATCCTTGGCAGAATTTAATGGTATGGTAGAAGATGCTATAAATAATGCTAAAAGAAAGAAAGCAGAAACTATAGCACATAGAATATTAGAGCTTGACGAAATGGTATTAACTACTTCTGAGCGTGTTTTGGAGGTAGTTGCAGAGCAAATAGATAAAGCTATAGAAAAATCTGAAGAGCGTATTACTGCTAAAGAAATAATTAGCATAATGAAACAGGCTAGCGAGACATTAAAGAATGCACAATATAATATAAGGCTTTCTGGAGATAAAGCAACTAATATTGTTGATAATAGAGGTATTAGTACTCCTCTTACTAAGGAGGAGGAATTAAGAATAGCAGAAGAAATGGGATTGATCCATGGATCAAATAAGTCTAAGCAAGAAGAATCAATTCCTGAAGAATAATTATTCACGTTTATGGCTTGCAATAAATCATCATAGAACGCATCGAAACAAGCCAATCACATTTAATAAACATCTCTATTTAAAAAAAATTTATATAGACAAATCTGATTATATTGTTATAATCAAGTCGACACAATGCGGTATTAGTGAATATGCTATAGTTTATGTTGTTGATTTTACATCTTTAGGATATAGTGCTTTTTATGTATTACCTACTGATCCAATAAAAAATCGTTTTGTACAGAATAGATTTGATAGATCAGTAATTTTCACTCCATATTATCAATCATTATTAAGAGAAGCACCAGATGTTAATAAGGCAGCATCATCTGTTAGTTTAAAGCATATATCAGGTGGTACTGTTGCTTTCGCTGGCAGTAATACACCTACACCATTTGCAGAATTTCCAGCAGATATTCTTATTGTTGATGAGTATGATTTATGTGATTTATCTCATGTTATTATGGGTGAAGAGAGGTTAAGTCATTCAGATTTTAGACATGAATTATATATTAGTAATCCAACAATCACAGATTACGGTATAGAATCATTATTTAAAGATACAAATCAACAGGAATGGGAAAATAAATGTTGTAATTGTGGTAAATATGTTCGTATGGATTTTTTTAAAAATGTTGTTAGAGAAATAGATGTAGCTACATATGCTTTATTAGATACAGAATGGGATGAAAGTTGTGGTAGAGATATTCATGTAATTTGTGATAAATGTAATAAACCAATGGACCGATTTTCTGATGGTGAATGGGTTGAGAATAATTTTTCATATAGAAAATCTGGTTATCACATTCATAAATTATTTAGTTCAAATGCTGCAATTATTGATATAGTTGATAGATTTAATAGGGGTTTATCTAATGATGAGATAATGCAGCGTGTATATAATGCTGATTTTGGTCGTGGTTATACTGCTCCGGGTGCAAAAATAACATCAGAATTATTAAATAATTGTATTAAAGATTTTCATTTACCACCAAATGGTAATAATACTAATGTTAGTGATAAGTTGGTTGTAATGGGTATTGATGTTGGTACGAGATTACATGTTCGTATTAATGAGGTTAAACCTGATCATAGTCGTATACCATTATATATAGGTATTGTTAATAATTATGATGATATAGTAGAATTACATAGAAATTTTAATGTAAAATTAGGTGTTATAGATGCACAACCAGAAACTAGATTTAGTAAGAAGGTAGTTGCAACATTATCTGGTATGTTTATGTGTTTTTATGGTGATGTTAAAAGAGATATAATTGATCCAAAATATAGAATTATTACTGTTGATAGGACATCTAGTTTAGATGCTATAAAAGAGATGTTAATACTTCATACCATCAATTTACCTAAAAATGTAGCTTCGATCCCTGAATATTATAGTCATATGCAATCATTGACTAGGGTTTATAATGAGGCTAGTGGAAAATATAGATGGATTGGTGATAATCCAGATCATTTTTTCCATGCAGAAAATTATGCACTAATTGCTCAAAGATTAATGATTATGTTAATGGGAAGAGGTAAATAAATGTTTGCATATACAACTGAACAATTAGTACAGATGGCTGCTAATGGTAATAGAATTGGTAATCCTAATAAACGTGGTTTAAATGTTTATAATCGTACCCAATTAATGGGTGCTTCTGCTATAGATAAAGAAGGTAAGATACAAAATGTAACATATGAATTACCGTATTTTGGATTAACAATTGATGAAAGAATAGATATATTTAGATTATGTTCACCTGTTTTTGGTATTGTAACTTCCAGAATGAATAGGATTTCATCACTTGATTGGAGTGTGACACCTATTTATAAAAATGAAGATAAATTAGTTGATTCTTTTAAATATAAGAAATCAATATTTGATGATTTTAATAAATCAGATGAAATAAAATATCGTATAGCTGCTAAGATGTTAGCTAGGGAGTTATTACAGGAATTACCTGAATTATTACCTGATCTTTCTAATTTTGGTAAGTCTATATCAAGATATTCTAAGATGTTACGTAGTAATCGTATAGATATTTCTGATGAAATATATGAATGGTTGCAGCAACCTAATCACGATACAACTTTTATTGATTTTATAAAATCATTGGTATTTGATTTAATGGTTCATGGTTCTTTTGGTATATATAAAGAAATATTAAATCATCGTGTTGAAAATCTATATATTTTACCGGGTGGTACAGTTTTACCTGTTAGGAATACATATGTTGGTGGTATTACAGCTTATTTACAGACTGTAGATTTAAGTACTCCACAGATTTTTTTTAGTGATGAGTTATGTCATTCTAATTATATACCAACATCGGCCAGATCATATGGTATGGTGCCATTAGAAGCATTGGTTAATAAAATAGCTGAATCATTATTATTTGACCAATTGATGGCAGAGCAGGCAGATGGTACTAAACCTCCTGAAAAAATAGTTGTATTTGGTGATGTATCACCATTTGGTGATATTACTGGTAGTGATTTTAATACGCCTATGGATCCTAAGAAGCAAAAACGCATTGAGAATATATTAAATGAATACAGAAAGAATGCTGTAAAGGTATTAACTGGGGTTGGACAACCCCTTGTTGTTGATCTTACGCGTGAAAATACTATGGGTACGCAGATGGAAAGGCAGAAATTAATACGTGAAGAGGTTGCATTAGTATATAATATGTCTAATCTTGAAATTAATATGTCTAATAGTGAGGGAGTAAGTGGTCGTGCGACATCCGATTCATTAGAAATTATTGATCAAAATAAAGGTGTAATTCCATTAGTAAAGATACTGGAAAGTAAATTTAATCGTGAGATTATTCCATTTAGATTTGGACCCGGTTATATGTTAGAGGCTCAAATTTTTAAAGATAGAGATAAGGAACTTGATTATTATAAAAAGAAAGTTGATAGTGGTCTTTATGGTGTAAATGAGGTTAGAACAAATGATCTGGGCGAGGATCCTTTCGATGATCCTTCCTTTGATAAACCTAAGGGGGCACAGATTGAACAGTCTAATCCATTAATGTCTATGATGGGCATGAAATAAATGGATATTGCTGATAAGAAATATTCAAGTAATGAATTTAATGAATTATTAATTTCAATACAACTTGATATGCTTGCAGTTTTTAAGAATATTGAAGAGGATGTTATTAAATTAATTAGTCAAGGTCGTAAAGAAGGATGGACTGTTGATGAATTAATTTTAAAAATTGAGGATTTATTTTAATGCCCAAACCTCATAAAGATGAATCTAAAAAGGATTATATTAGTAGATGTATGGCATACTCAGATATGCAAAAATATGATCCTGATCAAAGAGCTGCTATATGTTATTCGATGTATTCAGAAGCTAAGAAATCAGAAATTATTAAACAGATTGATAATATTTGTAAATCAATTGATAATATGATTGGTAAATAATGGCACAGATTTATTTGGATCGTTTAAAGAAAAGATTCGGATGGGTTGGTGGTAAATATAAAGATTTAATATCTATAGTTGTTGGTACTAATCAATCAGTTATAGCAAATAGTGTAGCTAAGATATCAGCTCGTAGATATTATGAAATTGCTGATAAATTAGTTAAACGACATAAGAAAAAAGGTACTGAATTTAAATTAATAATACCAAATCCGGGTGATATTTTACCACAAAAGAGGGCTTTTATAATAAAGGCTGCTGAGCAAGGTCAATTAATTTCTGATACTCTTCGTAGAGCGATTTCTAAAGATTTACGTGATACCTTATTAGAGAATAAATCTGTTAGTAGATATGGTAAATTAAATGATTTTGCAGAAGGTCTTTTTGAAAGGAAGATAAAGAAGACATTTACAAATTATACTGTAAAAAATCCTAAATTTGGTGTACCTACTAATGTTCATACTATAGCTGTTACTGAAATTAGGTCTGCTGTTAATAATATAAGGGATGAATTTGCTAGTAATTTTCAATCAAGAAATCCACATACATTTGTATTAAAGAAATGGATACATAACCCCCATTTATCAAAAGAACCTCGTGATACACATGCTATGGTTGCGACGTTTAAACCAATTAAATACTATGAAAAATTTCCTGTACCTAATATTAAAGGTGGAATAGATCATATGTCATATCCTCATGATCCTGCAGCACCTATAAATCAAGTAATAGGATGTCATTGTGAATGTGAATATATTGTTGTAATAAATGAGAATAAGATAATGATTAAATAATTATGTTGTTTTTATATGTTTGTTCGATTTATGTTAAATTGGTTGATAATAATGAAATCAATATTCAAAATAAAAAGTAATCATACAATAGATTTAGTTAAATCTTATTTCAATAATAAGGAAATGTTTTTAGAAAGGTTTGCTAATAAAGATTTATATCCATTATTGAAATCTGATTATAATATGCAGATATTTAATGAAAATGTAGAAGAATACCTTGTTAGAGTTGATGAATTATATCAATTCCAATTAAGTGAGAGTGGTCAAGCTTTTAATACTATATTGATAGCTATCGAGTATGCGAAGTCATTAATATGAATTTTAAAAAATGTGAAACATTAATTGATGGTAAGTGGTCTGAATCTAAATTAGGTGACATAAAAAGAGGTACTAGATTTAGATTGTTTTTCGAGAATGAAGGTAGTCGTGTTATGGTTATAGATACCGCGCTTGGTTTTCCATTTACTGATAAAGATAAAACTAGAATAATTACAGTAAATGGCAGAGTTACAATTAATAGTTTATATTAAACATCTCTGTTTTAATTTACTTAATAGTGTTATCGATGGAGGCCAATATGGATATATTGAATAGAAAAGCTATACTTGATCGTGTTGAGAAATCTATCATTGGAGATGATGGGATTTCTGATATAGAAAAAAATATTAATAT